TTGAGCTTCAACGTAATCACCAGCGGATAAGAATATTTCACCAGTTGCAACTTGATTTGTCCAAAAGTAGCTCGTTGATACGTTAATAGTTGAACTAGTTGTAGGATAGTTGACAAAATTTTCAGCGGATATATTAAACCAACCCACACCTCCATCGCCTGATTTTCTTATGCGTTTACCGCTTTGGTAAAGTAAATTAGCTTTAGTTACACTTGGGTCTGTATGTGTAAAACTAATTTTGTAGTAATCCGCCGCTGCTAAATTATAATAGCCACTATCGTTAATTATAGCGTAATCCCCTGCTACTTGAGAACCAGCATCAAAGAAACCGTCCCCACTAGTTTCATTAGGATAATTAACAGGCACCCATCCACTAGTACTTCTAACACTATTAGTATTTAATCCACAGTAAAATTGTCTATTGTCTAATTGCGTTTGATCTAAAGCTATATTAATTAAATTAGGATAAATGATATACTTCTTAAATTCGGCACTGTCTAAAAAAGAGCTAGTGAATGTGTAACCAGCCTTTGTTATAATTTTTTCAATATATTCTCTTAAATGTAGACAAGGTAAAAAGTCAGACGTTCGCCATGACACGTCCGAACCTCCATTGCTTCCTTTGTCAATGAATGGATATAAAACCCCTTCGCCTGTACCATAATTAGAGCGTGTCGATATTTGATTAGCTCTAGTGTAATCATGATCATAATCACTAAAATCTAAATCATCGTTACTGTCAGGGTTTCCAGTTATTAGTTTTTCTCCAATTGATAAAAAAACATTTCCAGTTTCTCCAATAATAGAACATTCGTAACTTACACGCCCACTTGGATTGACTAATATTTTCATTAGTTGTAAGCTACCTTCAAAATTTAGAATTTCATTTACGAAGTATTTACAAGGCGTTTTTAAATTCTTATTAAAATACTGTGTCGAAATGTTTACTTCAAATATATTTTCAAAGCATTTATTAATTTCGTTTGTCGCATCAATTGAAATAGTTAAACTCCTAGATGCTTTACGTGCGCTAGGGTCACGAACGTCCGCTATATTAAAATTAATTGATACTGGTATATTATCATTAAAGGGTTGAGTTTGTAAGCCTGTCCCATCTGCGTTGTATATTTCTAACCTAGTTGATACCATTATAAACCTCTTTGTCTAGTTTCTTGAACATCATATTCACAAGTAATTTTCATACTAATTAAAGGGTCTGTAAAGCCTTTATTCATCGACATACTCGAATCAGTTAATGTGAATGATTTGTAAACGTTGTTACTGTCAACTATCCATTTAACAGGGCTATCCCAAAGCTCTTCTAAAGCATCTAATTGCTCAGGCGTAATCCAATTAGTATTTAAAACAATTTGTTTTGTTGATTTTGTGCTAACTGTTTTTACCTCGGCATCCCAACTATTACTACTGTATGTGCCACTATTCAATCTCTTAGGATTAAGTCTTACAGTATTGTCTTTTTTGTTCAAGGTAATAGAACTTATCATTTCAAAATTAAACCTTTGAATGTTTCCATTTCGTTTCAAATATTGCACCGTGTACTTATCGTACTTTGTATGTAAATCAGTAAACGTATAAGTGCTTGAATAGTACACAGTAGTTGAGTTTAAAATAGCTACCTCAACATACCACCCATCTAAAGGAGTGTAACCATTAGATACTAATGTCTTATAGCCTATATTAGCATAGTAAATAAAATTATTAGTAGTTGGAATAGATAGTGTAATTGTACCTTGCAATACTGCTAATTGGTTATAAACCCTTAGTTTTATTGACGTGCAATTGTTTCTGAAAAAATGAATCCAAATATCATTCTTAACGTCTGCTAATATTTCAGGGTTGTTATATTCTAAATTAACCGAGCTTAGTAGCTTAACATTCGTAGATGCTGACACATAGTTAAGATAATTATAAGCCCTAAAATCATCATCATTTAAACAAGCGTCAAACGCTATGTAACTAACATTACTGGTTGTTTGAACTACCCCACTATAATATTCTCTAACTGTTATCACAACACTACAACTCTTACCATACGCGTATTCACAAGTAACGCTTGTCGGGTTAAAATAATCTCTAGTTATATAATTTTGTACAATTTCACGAGGGTCGTAAACTAAGTATCCGTCAGGACGTGGCAATATATCGTTTCCAATAGTAATTCCGCCGTTTATTTGAACAAGAACAATATATTTAAAATCAGCAACGGCAACTTGGTTAGAGCTATATACAATAGTTTGGTCGTTGTATGCAGGTGTGTATGCTTGAGGTGATGAATAATAAGTTAATGCCATTTTTATTTACTAATATTAATTATTAACTCTGACTTTAAAATTTCAGATAATTTTTCTTCTAATTCCTTTAACCTACCGTCGTTAATTACTTCATCAAAAAAATGAGTAGGCTCTAAACTCTTTTTCTTTAAAGACCTAGCAACTAAAAATCCCGCTGCTTTCTTTGCCCTATCAAACGGCATCTTCTTTAAAGTCTTTAAGTTTTTACGATCTGATAGTTTTTGCTTTTGTTTTCTTTTTTCTAAATCGCTAACTCTAATCTTTTCAGCTAGTCCCCTTGTTGCACTCCATTCGGCTATCTTAGCCTGACCTTCCTCACTTACATTACTAGCTTTGCGTCCATCATTAACAACTTCCCAGTAGTCATTCATTGTTAATTTAGACTTAATCATTCCTTTGTCAAAAATAGCTGGCGGTGCTTTTACACTAGCCCATAAACGACTCTTTACTTTTTTACCATTATGCTTGTTAGCTCTTTCGTCTAATTTTTTTTGCAAAGAACTTCGTGTATCAATTACTAACTTTTCGTTAAAGTCATTTAAAAGCTCTTTTATTTTTTCATTTAGACCCATTTAATGCTATTTCAAATTTTCCTTTATCTTTTAAAAAAGCTAACTTATTATAAAATCTAATTATGCTCCAGCTGTATATTTCATCTTCAGTTATTCTGCTATCCGCAACGCAAAGACTTACAGAATATTCCCACCCCCAGTTTTCAAGAAAGTCTGAAACTCTTTGTCTTCCATCATAGTCTTCACGTGCGCTTGTATCAGATCGTTTTGTTTCTGTAAACAATCCGCTATAATTTTTGCGTAACGTTTGAATAATTTTGAATAAAAAAAAACAGCCCCAAACGAATCTTTTAATTTACTTTTCTTAAATAACTCAACATTCTTTTGATGATTTTCCTGCTTGTACTTCCAACCAAATAGGGTTAATTCTTTGTGAGATAGTGCCATTAATTCAGGTAGACATTTAATATAATCTCCTTTGTTAGCTTTGAGAATATTACTAACATCTATTTGCTGAGCCGTTGTGTAGTCACTAATCTCTTTAATGTATTTGAATTTCTTAAATCCAATCCAAAAAGAATCACAGCATTTAATTTCTTTTAAAGGCTCTATCAAAAAAATTGAATCCAATAAGATTTCATATTTTTCTTTAGAGCTTAAAGATTGAATCACGCCTAATTTTTTGCCTGATAAAATAGATAGTCGTTTATCACTTTTATTTTCTTTTGATAATGCCGAATTAGTTTTCAATGCCTCAAGTTCTTGAAATTGTGACACGGTTAAATCTTCGTAACGCTTAGGTACTTTCATAATTATATATACAATTAAATTTAATTTTTACAACTAATGTACAATGAATGTTGACTTTTTAAGTCTGTTACCAGCATAACGGGTAGCATCCCAAAAATCATCATTCTCTTTTACAGGCTCATTTGAGCTTTTACCATTTTTATCTAAAGCCCATCTATAAGACCTAGCCTCATTTATTGCATTTAGTGAATCTTTTGTAATAAATAAATTATATCTTTGAAGTACATCTATGCCAGTTATTACACTGCCTGATCCTTTGACACATTCCCTTATGCTATATCCTGCCCTTCTTATATCTTCTATCATTTCAGGTCTTGCATGGTCAGCAACAATAGAAAGATGTTTACTTATATTTAATCTTTCAAACTCTTTTATAGTATCAGACCCAGTTAAACCAGTTTTATAAATAAGTTCTTTTAAGTATAAATTATTATCTTTTTTATACATTACCATAAAAGCAGTCTTTGAATTAGCAAAACCAAAATCTAAACCATAACTAATAAAATCAGCATCACTTGGTATTTCGTCTATTAATACCCAATTGTTATAAATAACACCTTGTAAATTACCAATGTTGCCTAATCCATAAACCTGCCATAAGTTAGCAAAGTAAGTATTCTTAATGCTACCATCTTCATTGTAGCCTTGCTTATAATAGTTTATAATTTCATCTCGCTCACCTTCTTTTAAGCACTCATTGTCTTTGAAGGTTAATTGGATAAAATCGCAGTCGGGGCGTGGTAGTATATCAGTATCGACATAAAACTCAGCATCGGGGTTGTAATCTAAATAAATCTTATCAGACCTTGAAGCCATTTGCCTAAAAGTTTCCTGATTAACTTTATTGACCTCATTAAAATAAACAACGTGTGAGCGTAAGCCCTTACCTACATCTTCTTTGTCTAAACCTAAAAACTTAATAGTTGAGCCATTAGGATATTTATAGAGAGTACCAGCTAAAAAGTTGTCGGGGTTAAATATACCAGCTTCCGACATTATTGTTACAAAATCCTTTATAACGGTTTCGCGCATCTTTGTGAGCTCGGCACTTACTACATAGACATTCCTGTTAGCCTTACTACTAGCATGATTAATAAGAATGGTTAATATACTAAAGGTTTTAGATGACCCCTGCCCACCCCTAACAGCTACATACTTTTTTGTTAGGGCGCAAATTTTTCTTAATGCTGTGGTTTGCTTTAAAGGCATAAATCATTTACATATTTTATTCTCTTACCTAAATGACCTTTATTGTTTAACCTAAATGCCTTCCCATAATTGAAAGAGTTTACTGTAATTTTTCCATTAGTTAACGCAAAGTCTTTATACTCAAAAAAATTTTTAACCAACTTGCTAGTAGGATAAAAACCAAGCGACATCAATATATTCAATGTTAGTAACTCCATTTTACTATTTGTTTGAGTGGCATTATTTATCCTCACATAATAATAAACCGAAACCATTACTATTAAGTATTTTTGTGTTTTTTATTATATGCAACCAATGAGTAAATGTAACTGATTCAGCATATAAATAATACATTTTATCTTTCATAATTTAATCCATTGGTTTATCTATCGGGTCAATGTTTAGGATAGATATGTTAGTTTGTTCAGTTTGCAGCCTATCAGTCCAACCTAGCTTGTTCTTAGCGTAGAATATTCCTTTACCTTCATTTGCTACAATATCCGCCGCTAATGATTGGAAAAGTTCGTCAATCTTTTTTATAGTGTCGGATTTAAGCTCACAATTGCCTTTACGCCACGTATAATAAGTGTCCCTATTAATACTATCCAATTTCAACAAAGGAAGCCATATATTAAGAAAATAGGCTATTGTAGGTATATGCCTATCTTCAATCTTAACTATCTTACCCGAGCCTGTAGCTACTTCTTTAGTGTGCGATAAACATTCTTTAATGTACGCATCCGCATACTCAGGCAATGCTTTTATAAATTCTATTGACTTAGCCATTATTGACACTCATTACAATTGTTTTTAATTTCAACACTTAAATTCAAACCATTAGCTATACCTTGATCATAAGTTTCTTGATATTCCTTTTCAGTTTTACAACATTTAAAAAAGGCTTTTCCGTAATTCATTTGATAAAAGCACCAAACTTTTGTAGGAGCTGGTTCGCTACTTTGAGCTGTTGGTTTCTTTTGGCATCCCACTAAAGACGCTAAGAATAAGCCTAATGCAACAGAAACTGTTAAGAATCCAATTAATGCAAAAGTTGCTGTAAAATTATCAATTTGTTTTTTCATTACTTTAAATCTTTAGATTTTAATAATTCCTTACAGTTAGGACATTTAATATTTTGTTTGTCAATTTTTGAAACTTCAATACTTTGTGTATCTTCAAATTGAACTAATTTTTCACACGTAATATGCTTTAATAAAATCTTCATTACTTTTTATTTTTAACTTCATTTGAGTTAATATAAGCTAAGATAATCTTAAAAGTATCTTTAAACTTATTCTCACAAGTTGAGCAACCTACTAATATTTCAGCTGTACTGTCTATTTTAGAATAGGCTTCTAATACATCTTTAACTACTTGTTGAGATTCGTCTGGACGTATAATATCCCTTGCAACCATTTCAATAAATCCTTTGTGTTTTAATAGTGTTTCCATTTTACTTTAATTTTTCTCTTAATTCTTTTTTAAATTTTACGTTTTCGTATATTAACTTTCTTTCATTAACTCCTAAGTCCTGTGCTATTTGCCTTGTGCTAGTTACTACTGACTTAAATAGTACCTCAGCTTTAAACTTATTCGATTTTGCAAACTTAACAGCCTTTTCAAACTTTATATCGATATCGTGATTATAACATTCGCAATCAATAGGCATATCTTTTAATTCTACAAAATTATTTTTCTCGGCTAATACATTCTTAGTATTAATTAGTGTGTTAGCCTTTAATCTATGTGAGTTAATTGTTTTAATAGTTAACACACAGTAGCCGATAAACATTGCATCTTCGTACTTTTTCAACAAAAAATCTTCATCCTTTTCACACAAATAAAGCATAAACTCTTGAAACATATCATGCTGAATTTCTCTATAATTGCACAATTTAGCCGTCAAATTTCTAAGCATCTTAGAATTACTAGCTAATATAAGCAACCTTTCTTTATTCATTTATTTTACAAATATAAACAAAAATCTATTAACTCTAAAATAATAACAAATTTAATAGGTAATAGTGCTATCCTACCTAAAAAGTATAGTGTGTTTAGTATCATGGAACAAATATAAGAATTTTAATTAATTTGATAATCAACACTTTACATATTTATTACATAATTATTACACTTTTTTTACATTTGCATTGAAATTATACTTACATTTGTATCAGATAATTAATTAATAACAATTTAAAACCTCTGACAAATGAAAACTTTAACAACAATTTCAAAACAAGTAATTAAAATTTCTTCTAATAAATCTGCAAGAACTTACACAATTAGAACTAACGGATCAATTTACAGAACTTCAAAAATGTCTAAACAAGAATTTGAAAATAACTCAAATAATACTGGAAACGACTGGAAAGATTTTTTAAACAACGGAGAATATTTTGTTGTGAAATAGCCGCCTTACTCGGTCAGAGGTGTAAGCCTCGACAAAGCCCTCACCCGATGTACGGCGGTGGGGGTTTTGAGGTAAAAAACAATTAATATGAAAATACCACAAAAAATAATGAAAAAAAAAGAGAGGGGCGATATTATGGCTATTGTTAAATTTAGCAAACTATCACGACCAACGGTTACTAAGGCTATGAAGTCTGGCACTGGCAGTCGAAAAACAGTAACGGCAATTATTAACTATTACTCTAACATTTAAAGAAAAATACATATGAAAATAGACAAATTATATATTGAAGGAGTGCTTGACGCTACATTGGAAGATTTCGAGCAAAATGAGAATAGAATAGATCCAGACAAAGGATTAGAATATTTCTTTGGATACATTTATAATTCAAAGGATAGTAAACAAATAATTGGTTGTAAAGTTGAGATGACTTGGATAACTAAATTAAGCCACGATATAGATGACAATATCAGAGAGGACTTGTGGGTTAAAGTTTATTCAAAAGACACTATTGCAGGATTTAAAGCCGATGTTTACGATATGTTTGATCAAATTAATAAATACAGTATAACAAAATGAATTTAATCATCCCCTCAATCATGCTAATTTCAATGGTTTGGATTAGCTATAAAACAATTAAAAACAAATAAGATGGAAAACTACAAAGAAGAATTAAACAAACTGCAAACTCTATTAGATGAGTTAAAGAGTAAAATTGGAAAGCCACAGTTTGAGATTGGCAAATGGTATAAAATAAATAGTGATAGTAAAATAGTTTGTTGTTATAAAGGTGTTTGTGATGGATATGGTATCGATAGCGGTTATAATTGGTCAGATTCTTTACTTATGAGTGATATTAGTTTATGGACTTTAGCCACCCAAAAAGAAGTAGAAGAAGCCTTGACTAAGGAAGCTGTTAAGAGAGGGTTTAAAGAGGGCGTTAAGTTTAAATCTATCATTTACGGAACTGAAAGAGTATTTACTTCTGATAAATTAAAATTAGAAAAAGATGGAGATTTAACAAATAATAATAATACTATATTTAGATGCGGAACATGGGCTACTCCAATAAAGACTAAAACTATTGATGAGTTGGCTAATATTTTAAAATTCTCAAATGGATGTTTTATATCAGACTATTTTAAAGATAACAAAAAAGAAATAATAGAAACCCTTAACAACTTGTAAAATGACAAATAACGAACTACTAAACTCTGAAAACACGAAACTAATGGAAGAGTATGCGAATAAGAGAACGGCAACAATAGGCTACTTTATACTTTCAATTGCAGTTATAATGATTCTAGGAATAGCCTTATGTGTATATAAATCGGAAAAAAACTTATTAAAAAAACATTATGAAACAAGAAACAAAATTAATTATTTATAAAGCAGCTCTAGTATTTATAGGAATGTTATTAGCAATCGTTTTATTTAGCCAATTTTAATTATGGATAAAGAAAGTATATTTGAACTTCAAAAAATAGATTGTAATTGCAATGACTGCATTTATATGATTAGAGATTTTGAAACTAAGAAACAATGGGATTCTAATAAATTACATGAGAATCAAAAGAACGCTAGTTTTAGAATACATTATGGTAATTGTAGCCTATTAAATAAACAAGTATCATTTATACCTAATTCAATATCATTAGATAATCAAAAATGCTTTAAACACAGAAAACAATGATTTTACAAGAGATACAAAATCTAGAAAATAAACTAATCTATTCTAATAATTGTGGTTCGTCAAGTATATTATTTACTGAAATGATGCACAAAACTAGCGAATGGATAGATAAAGAAAACAACGCTAAAGAAGTTCATATAAGCCCATTTAAAGTAGAATTAGATAAACAAGTGGATTTAGTGGCTTATCACATAGAAAGTGGTATGAGAACCGAAGAAGCTATACTATCAATAGGTAAAAATGTTACCGACTTTAGAAATAAATTAACAGATACACACCATACTATTTTATGGGCTGCAAGAAAAAAAAGAAAACACAATAGAAATTATTAATATAAACCAATAAAAACAAATAAAATGAGTACAATCGCAACAATCAGTATCGACTTAAACAAGTTAGACAAGTCAAAAATCGTTCACGGAAAAAACGGTTCACAGTATTACAATCTTAATATTAGTGTTAATGACCAAACAGACCAATACGGTAATAACATTCAAGTAACAGAGCCGCAAACTAAAGATCAAAGAGAAGCTAAAGCTCCTAGAGTATTTTATGGTAATGGAGCTGTTAGATGGACGGATGGTAAAATAGTAGTGGCAGAAACTAAACCTAAATTTTAATTATGGAAAAGACATTAGAAACACAATTACTAGAATTTCAAAAGAAAATATCAGTAATTAAAAAGGATTCAAAGAACCCACATTTTAAAAACACTTATGCTAGTTTAACGCAAATTTTAAGCGAAGTAAAGCCAGTATTAAATGAATTAGGTATATTGATAACTCAACCAATTAAAGATGGTAAATGTGGCACAGAATTAAGTTATAACGGCGTTAAAGATTTTAGCTTTGTAGATTTACCAAATAATCAAACACCCCAACAATTAGGTAGTGCTATCACTTATTTTAGACGTTACACATTAGCTAGTCTATTAGCTTTAGAGATTGACGATGACGATGCTCAAATGACTAATAAACCAGTTCAACAAATAGTACAACCAACAGTAGACGAAGTAAACGCTAAGATAATTAACGCAAAAACATTAGCTGATTTAAAAACAATGTTTGAAGCATTACCACCGAATGAACAAAAAATAGCCGTTCCAATGAAAGAAAAACTAAAAGCAACTTTGAAATAATGGAAAACATAGCAATAGTAACCCTTAAACAATCTGACTATAATCTAATAATGGGACAATTCCCGTTATTAGATATAGTGCCTATTTCTGTTAAAATTATTCCAGATGATAGCCAGATAAAAGATAATCCTATCTTAAAAGAAGCCGTTAAAAAAAGACGTAAGGCTCAAAAAGAAGAGGATGAAATAAGATTTAATTTAACAACTAATAAATAATATGCTAATAGCTTGTACATTAACCCAATACAGACCTAAATCAGATAAATCATTTAGCATAACGTTCAATACTTTAGAACTTACTAAAGAGCAAAAGACCGAACTAGATGATTTATTCCAAACGCATGGCATCATGTATTTTAAAGGTCAGGATAAAATAAGTAAATCAGAAGTTGAAGAACTTGATAAAATTGATTTGGATCTATACGATAATAAAAAGACACAAAGCCAAAGGTTAAGAAGTGTTTTATATCTCAACTGGCAAAAAGATAATAAAGGCTTTAGCGAGTTTAAAGATTATTACGCTATGGAAACTAACAGAATTATTGAGCATTATAAAAATAAGTTGGAATGATAAAGATTTTAATTAAGCCGTTAAGTGTAAATGCTTTATACAAAGGACAAAGGTTTAGAACACCTGAGCACGATACTTATAAACGTCAATTAGCTGGTTTATTGCCTGATAATATAAAAGTAGGAGAACCACCATATAAAATAACATTAGAGTTTGGAACTTGTAAAAGTCAAGATTTAGATAATAATATTAAAGGATTTTTGGATTCTTTAGTTAATAAGTATGGTTTTGATGATAGATATATTTATGAAATTTCAGCTATCAAAGTCCCCGTAAAAAAATCACACGAGTATATTAAATTTAAAATAGAAACTTTATTAAAATAAATTTGTACATTAAAATTTAATGTATAACTTTGCAGAAGTTACGGTCTCAACTATACGGTAACAAACGAACTTAAACAGCTCGGATAATGAAGCAAACATGAGACCTTTGTGGATTTATTCGGGCTTTTTTAATTATATGAAATTATATCACATTAAAATTGTTGACAGAAAAACAAATGAAGTTTTAGTTGACGAACAAAAGCGAGCAATCACAAAAAAGAAACTAAATTTAGAATACACTGCTAAATATAGGTTTCATGAAAACGTAGTTAGTATTGAAATAAACCGACTAACTAGACCAGTAGGTGTACAAATTGATATTTTTAACATAATAAATGAAGTAGAAAATGGAAACAATTAAAAAACAAATTACAGACTATCTAGTCAATTTAGGATTATCTGAAAAAATCAGAGCAATTAATGAAATTAGGGAGTGTATTCACGAACATAGCCCTTTTAAAAACGAGCCAGTTGACTATGTTAAATGGGTATTGGCAGAAGATGTTGTAGCTAATGATTACAACCCTAACAAGGTTGCTCCGCCTGAAATGGAATTATTAGAAATATCTATTATGAATGATGGGTATACGCAGCCAGTTGTTACATTCCCTAATAATGGTAAAATTGAAGTAGTAGATGGATTCCATAGAACTAGAGTCTCTAAAGAATCTAAAATTGTACGTCAAAGGGTTATGGGCTACACTCCTACTGTTATTATTAGAAAAGAACAAAGCAATAAAAATGACCGTATCGCTTCTACTATTCGACACAATAGAGCAAGAGGTAAGCATCAAGTTGATGCCATGAGTGAAATTATTTTAGAGCTTAAAAACCGTAACTGGAAAAATGAACGTATCGCAAGAGAGTTGGGCATGGATGAAGAAGAGATTTTAAGGCTTTGCCAAATTACTGGATTACAGGATATTTTTAAAGATGATGATTTTAGTAAGTCTTGGGAATCGTCAGATTCAATTGCTAATTATGAACCTATTACAGATGATTTAACAGATGAAGAAATAGAGCATTATAAAACTACTAATACTAGCGATCCTGATAGAATATTCCATACGTTTGAAAAATGGGAATGTCATAAAGCTGGGTTTTATGGCAATAAAAAAGAAGGATTAACAGTCGAACAATGCGAAAAAGAATACGCTAACTATTTATCAGATGAACAAAGATTTAGAGATGGATTAAATGGTGTTATAAATGAATGGATTAATTCATGCGAGCATTATTTAACTAATAAAGCAATGAATAGAATTGCATGGTTAGGACAAGCTGCTATGTGTTATTCAACTGGCATACCATCTAAATTTTGTGCAGGGTTTAACTTACTTAGTTCAGAACAACAAGATAAAGCAAACTTAGTGGCTTTAGATGCTTTAAATTTTTGGATGAAAAAATACAATAGAAGTGAATTAAGTTTAGAAGAAGCATTATCAATTGGTAGACAAGTAAATATTTATTAATATGGCAACAAAAGTATATAACGATAAAACAGTTTTAGAAGCTAGTAAAGAGCGAGTTTCTTTAACGTTCGATAATTTTGAACGAATTTATATTTCATTTTCTGGAGGTAAAGATAGTAGTGTAATGTCACATCTAGTATTAGCAGAAGCTAAAAAAAGAAATAGAAAAGTAGGTTTATTAATTATTGATTTAGAGGCTCAGTATAATGATACTATAACTCACATTGAACAAATGATTGAGATGTATAAAGACAATATTGAGCTACATTGGATTTGTGCAGAATTATTATTAAGAAATGCAGTTAGTAATTATGAGCCTAGATGGGTATGTTGGGATGAGACTAAAAAAGATATTTGGGTTAGACAAAAGCCATTACTAGCAAGTGATTTAACTCAATACGATTTTTACCAACCTAAAATGGAGTTTGAGGAATTTATGGTAATATTTGGTGAATGGTTTTCGCAAGGTAAAACAACGGCTGCTTTTATTGGTATTCGTTCAGATGAATCCTTGCATCGTTATAGAGCTATTGTATCTCGTAAAGATGGTTTAATGTTTAATGATTGGAAATGGTCTACAAAAGTATCTAGTAAACTATATAATATTTATCCTATTTATGATTGGAGAACTGAGGACATTTGGATATTTCATAGCAAGTATAAAGAATTGATACATAATAAGATTTATGATAAAATGATGATGGCAGGAGTTAAAATAAGCCAACAGCGTTTGTGTCAACCTTACGGCGACGATCAACGTAGAGGTTTATGGCTTTACCACATATTAGAACCAGAAACATGGTATAAATTAATTGTAAGAGTTAACGGTGTTAATAGTGGTACTTTGTATATTCAAGAAAATGGAAACATGACTGGGTATAGTAAAATTACTAAACCAGAAGGTCACACATGGCAATCGTTTTGTAATTTACTTTTATCAACCATGCCAACTAAAACTAGAGTACATTATAGGGAGCGTTTTATAAAGTTTATTAAAGGTTGGCAGGATAGAGGTTATTTAGTTATACCTGATGAAGCGCCAGAAGATTTAGAATCAAAATGTTGGGTTCCTTCATGGCGTAGAATGTGTAAAGTTATGTTAAGAAATGATTATTGGTGCAAGGGATTAGGACAAACTCAACCATTTTCAGATGCTTATGGTAAATTTAAAGACATTAAAAAGAAACGTCAATTAGAAAAATGTATATAATTTATACTAACTATTTTGAATTTAATAATCGTATTTTCTCGTACAGAAAAAAGATTTTATTTGACATCACAGAAACTCCAAAGGCTTTATTTTGTTCAAACAATAGAGGTTTTTGGGGTTACTGGATAGATAGAGAATGGTTAAATGAAAATAGCATAAGTGGTTTTATAATTAAAAAAGAATATAAAAAAGAAGTGAGTAAAGAATATTTATTTATTATTGAACAACTAGACAAAGTAATCAAATAAATTTGTTTTTTACGTTCTTTATTATTATTTTTGCGTATCTGAACTCGGCACTCAGATTTAAAACATATCTTAACATATAAAACATTAGAACCTTTATAGGTGTGTTGCTAGAGTTAAGACTAGCTAGGTTGCCAAACCAAACACATCTGTAAAGGTTTTTTATTTTTAAAATTATGGCACAAAAAACAATTTTTTTAGATGATAGGGGCAATAATAAATCAAACGACCAATTAGAAATTTTTGCTAATACAGATGGTTTATTAACAATAACAATGGAAGATACAAACGATGATTTTTCATACGCTTGTATTCAATTAACCAAAGAAAATGCTTTAGAATTAGTTAAGCATATTCAAAATGAAATAGAGTTATTATAATGGCAGAATTTAATAGTTACGAATTAAGCCGAAATTGGTTTGATTGGTGTTTTGAGAATCCAGATAAAATAAATTCTAATCATACGGCTTTATACTTTTTTATTATAGAGCATTGCAACCGTTTAGGATGGAAGGAAAAATTTGGACTACCTACAACTATGAGTATGGATGCTTTAGGTATTAAAAATTATAGGACCTACTCAAAAGCATTTGATGATTTAGTAGAATGGGGATTTATAAAATTGATTGAAAAATCTAAAAATCAATGGAGTGCTACTGTAATTGCTCTAGTAAAAAATACCAAAGCAAATACTAAAGCACTATCTAAAGCAACGCTAAAGCACAGTCAAAAGCAAAGCGAAAGCATTGCTAGTATAGATAAACCTATTAACCTATTAACCAATAAACCTAATAACACTATTCCTGAGTTTACAGAATTTTTAAATTACGCTTTAGAAAAAAAACCAAAGGTTAGCCAAATTGATTTAAAGTTAAAGTATGATAGTTGGATAGCTAATAATTGGAAAAATGGCAATGATAAGAAAATTACTAATTGGAAAACAGCTTTATTAAATACTTTGCCTTATATCAAAGATGGGTTAAATTCTACAATATCTATTCAGGACCGTGAAGAGTTTATGAGAAACGCTGGTAAAATGTAAATTATGCAAAGCTATTCGTATTACGGTATAGACATACCACAAAATAAAACTACTGGACAGGTCCAAACTATTTGCCCTAAATGTTCTCACACACGCAAAAAGAAAACAGATAAGTGTTTGGGTGTTAATTTAGATAAACACGTTTGGCATTGCATCCATTGTAATTGGAAAGGCAGATTAAAAGAAGATAAACCTATGGACCAAAAAATATACACTAAACCGGTATGGAAAAATAAAACAGACCTATCAGATAAAACTATTAAGTATTTTGAGAGCCGGAAGATTAAACAAGAAACATTAATACGTTTTAAGATTACAGAATCAGTAGAATTTTTTACCAACTTTGGAGATGTAAACTGTATTAATTTTAACTATTTTGATGCTAATAATGAGTTAATTAATATCAAATATAGAGGTCCACAAAAGAGTTTTAAACTACATAAGGACGCTAAACTAATTATGTATAACCTTAATAATGTGGACTTTACACAAAGGATTTACATAGTTGAAGGTGAGCCGGATTGTTTAACTATGGATCAATGCGGATTTAAAAACGTTTTATCAGTTCCTAATGGTGCTAGTACCGGTGCAAATAACTTATCTTACTTTGATGATATTATTGATTTATTAGATAATTGTCCGGAAGTCTATTTATGTTTAGATAATGATAATGCTGGTAGGAATTTAAGAAATCAGTTAGCAGACCGGATAGGTAAAGAAAACTGTAAAATAGTAGAATTTAAAGATTGTAAAGATGTTAATGACTGCCTAAATAAATACGATTTACAAGCTGTTATTGATAGTGTAACAGATGCTAAAGATTTTCCTTTAGAGGGTGTTTTTACAATATCGGACCTATCAGATGATATTAACGACCTTTACGAAAATGGATTAGATAAAGGGGTTAATTGTCAAATAGATGGATTTAACCTAAATATTGTTAAAGGCTATTTATCTATTATAACCGGCATCCCTTCGCATGGTAAATCAGAATGGTTAGATAATATGTGCGTTCACCTTAGAAGGCATCATAACTGGAATGGTGCTTTTTACAGTCCTGAAAATAGACCTAGTCAATTACATTTTAGTAAAATGGCACGTAAAATAGTTGGTAAATCTTGGGATGGTCCTAACCGTATGAGCCATTACGATTTAGATAATGTTAAAAAATACCTAAATAACAAGTTCTTTTTTATCAAGCCGGAAAATGATTTTACCTTAGATAGTATTTTAAACCATTGCAAACAGTTAAAAAAGCGTAAAGGATTAGATTTTTTTGTTATTGATGCTTGGAATAAATTAGAGCATAAAGGGGATGGCTCCACAAATGATATAGGTAAATCTTTAGATAAGATAGTTGCATTTTGTGAGATAAATAACGTTCATTGTTTTTTAGTTGCACATCCTACAAAGATGAAAAAATCAGATGGTAAAGTATTTGACGTTCCAACTCTTTACGATATTAATGGGTCCTCAAACTTCTATAATAAAGCAGATAATGGTATTTGTGTTTATAGAGATAAAGAAATAGGGGTTGCTTATGTTTATATTCAAAAGGTTAAATTTAGCCATTGGGGCGAAGAAGGTATGAGTTCTTATTCTTACGAAATGAATAGTACTAGATATTACAAAGGTACACCGGATTATAGTAATTGGATAAATGATGCACCTAAACAAGAAAGTGTTTTTGAACAACCCAAACCACTAGAAAATAATACTAGCTTTTTAAGTGATATTGTTATGAATGATAATGAAGATGAACCTTTTTAAAAAAATATTAAAATAATTTTGGTGTTTAAAAAATAATAACTACATTTGTCGAAAATACTCTCACTATGAAAAAAATTAACATACACCTCCTTTATTCAAACGCCTGTGAGAGGGCTATGAATATTGGAGGTTATTTTTTTATATGGAAAATAGAGAGATAGAAAATAGAATAGAGTGGATTCATTCAAGAAAAGCATTAGATGATATACAAAAAAGTTATATCAGATTCCAGATGATTGAACAAAACAAAGCCCTACTTGATGAGATTGAATTATTGAACAATGTAAATGTTAAATTAAATGACAATAATATTAATCTACTTGATAAGATTGAGGAGTTGAAAAAGATGCAACAAAAAGCTATTGATGTAATTTGTGAAGCTGATGAAAAAATTGAAGAATTAGAAAAGTTACATAAACAAAAGGTTGAAAATATTGGAATTTTAAATGTGGAAAATATTTTGGAAAATTTAGCAGGTGCATATCCATTTAGTGAAATAGAAAATTATATAATAGGTAGTTATTCCATTTCAGATACTTTTACTTTTACAATATATTCAGACAAAGCTCCGTCAATTAGTGATAAGATACAGATCGCAGATAAAATATACGAAGTAAATTCAGTTGTTGACGATACCGATGATGATGAACACGAGAAAGGTTTATCTTATTCTAAAGTGTGTCTTTCTTTATATTAAATTTTAAAAATAATGACAGAAGATTTTATAAAAGCATTTGAACAGCTTAGTAAGTTGCCGATACAAAGAAATTCATCAACTATTGATTTTGAATCAGAGTATATGAAATCTAAAGATCTAATTTTTAAAGAATATGAAAGAGTTAAATATTTAGAAATGTGGAAAAAAGTTAAGCGTGAGTTTCCTTTTGTAAATAAAATTTAGCCAATTGAACTAAATAAATTAGTAACAAACAAATTAGATTATCAAATTATGAGAAATATTAACGAGAAAGTAGATGTTATAAGTCTGGTGGTGGCATAGGTGAATTTGGTTGAAAGCAGAAATGCTGGATTTACTTCTGACACCGAAGAAGTTGAATTGCTTCGAGCCACCACTTACTTATAACGTTTTGCGGCTAAACGCTGCGTAGCGTAACAAAGTTGCGATTTAGGTGCTGTTATAAGTAGTTGCGGATTATTAAAACAAAAATATAAAATGGAAAGAAGAATAAAATCGGAATGGTTTAGATTGGATAGACCGATTGGAGAACCTTATGAAAAATGGTATAACGAGGCATACGACATTGAAAGAGTAGTAACATCAGATGGAACAACGATTTGGTTTGGATGCTCAACAAATTGGAAAAAAGAAAAGGATGGCGAGTGGACAAAACTCACTACCAATGAAGATGCTAAACCATTGGATAAGTATTTACCTGAAATAGTTTATGGTGAGGATAGGAATATATTTGTAAAATGCGACATTCCTATTTACGAGAAACTCTATTTGGAACTCGGAACGTAGCAATTACTTATAACGGTTTGCAGCTAATAAATCGTTTGTAAACCAATAGTAGTGAGTGAGCAGCCTAACCAAATGTTTATTAGCTGCGGTTATAACTAGTAGGGAACTTAAACATAAATAGAATATGAAAACAAATAAATTTTTATCAGTAATTTTTAGTATATT